CGACAGGCGGTCTCGGCAGAAGCGGCACCGCAACATCGGACGGTCGTGTCGATTACGCAGGCAAGACGCTCACCCCCGGCATGATTAAAGAGATGAACGCAGGCGATGAGATACAGGTGGTCAACCCCTCCGGCAACAGCGCCGAGGCCACCTCGTTCCTCAAACTGCAATATGGTCTCATCGGTGCAGGACAGGGCCTTTCCTACGAGACAGCAAGCCGTGACATGAGCCAGACCAATTACTCCTCCGCTCGGCAGAGCGCCATCGAGGATGAGGTTACTTTCGCAGAAGAGGTAGAACTCCTGCGTGAGCGTGTCATGACCGAGGTCTACGAGACCTTCATTATTTCTGGTTACCTATCTGGGTTATTTGAAATGCCCGGATTTTGGGATAACAAATACGACTACCTTCAGCACGAATGGGTCGCTTCACCGAAGAAGTGGATTGACCCCCAGAAGGAAAGCAGTGCCAACCAACTCGCACTGAAGAGTGGTCAAAAGACCTTCAAGCAGATAGCAGCCGAGAATGGTCGAGACTGGCGCGACCAGTTGGATGATATCGCCGAGGTCATCGAATACGCCCACAACTTGGGCATTGAGATTGGAGGTGGAGAAATTGGAGAGTACAAGCAGAAAGAAGAACCAGAAGAAAACCCAGAAGAAAACCCACTCGCCGATGAAGGAGATGGCACAGAACCTTCAGAGGGCGGCGAAGGGGACAACCCCGAAGGAGACGGAGGAGATGAATAAGAACCTCGGAGAGCGTTCCTTCGGGAAAGCATCCATCCGCGCCCTTGAGGGCGAGGGCAACGAGCGCAAGTTCGAGTTGTCTTTCAGTTCTGAAGAACCTTATGTCAGATGGTTTGGCCCAGAGATTTTGAGCCACGCTGACGGAGCGGTCGACCTTACCAGACTGAACGAAATCGGTGTGCTGCTGTTCAATCACGATACCGACAAGGTTATCGGCAGAGTTGACCGTGCTTGGATTGAAAACAAGCGTGGCAAGGCAGAAGTTACATTCGATGATGACAGCGAAGCAGACCTCATCTATCAGAAGGTGAAGTCCGGCACACTGAAAGGTGTGTCTGTCCGCTATTCCGTGGATTCGTGGGAGGAAGTTGCGGCCGGCAAGGTATCCGCAGATGGGTTCACTGGCCCCTGCGACATTGCTCGTAAATGGACTCCGCTCGAAATCTCTGTCGTGTCAGTTCCGGCAGACGCTACGGTCGGTGTCGGACGGAGCCGCAGCGATAGCAAGCCGAAACCGCACAGCCTCGGCGCGTTCGAAGCACAAATTCAAGTAAACAAAAATTATCTTTAAGGAGGATAACACTATATGAACATTGAGCAGATGATTGCTCGTCAGAGCGAAATCACTTCTCTGGCTCGTTCCGAGAACCGTGATTTGACCCCCGATGAGACCAGAGAGTTCAACGAACTCCAGTCCAAAATTGATGCCGCCAAGTCCGCACCTGCGGTCGGTGGTGAGAAGAAGGAAGGCAGTGACGAGGCCGTTCGTCAGGCCGTTGTAAACGAGAGAAAGCGCCAGTCCGAAATCACAGCGATGTGTCGTTCCTTTGGGATTGACCCTCAGTCCTATTTGGAGAACGATACTTCCGTGGACGAATGCCGCAAGGCCGTTCTGGAGGAACTCCAGAAGAAGAACGGCCCCATCAACGCAGGCGGTGTCCGTGTCGCTGAATCCGGCGAGGACAAGTTCCGTGCTGCAGCGGTCGATGGCATTCTGATGCGTATGGGTCACGACATCGACAAGCCTGCCGAGGGCGCTGAAGAGTTCCGCAGCATGAGCCTGCGCGACATCGCAATCGAGTGCCTGTCCCGTGACGGCGAGAAGACCTCTTCTCTGCTTCGCATGAGCAAGGATGACCTGTACGCCAGACTGTGCAGAGACTTCTTCAACCCCACTGCCGCATTCCCTGCCATCCTTGATGCCACCATCAAGAAGACCATCGTGGAGGAATACCAGAAAGTTCCCACCACCTTCCAAGCTTGGACGCGTAAGGGCAGCGTGACCGACTTTAAGGCCACTCCCGACCACTCCTACGTCCTCGGCGGTGTTGGTGACTTCGAACTCGTGCCGGAGAACGGCGAGTTGAAGAACAGCACTCCTTCTACTCATCTCCTGCCTCAGCGTAAGATTGATACTTACGGCAAGCAGTTCAGCATGAGCAGACAGGCGTTCATCAACGATGACATCGGTTTCCTCGCCGAAGTCCCTGCCGCCTACACTCGCGCCGCAAAGCGTACCATCGACAAGGCGGTCTACAAAATCCTGTGCAGCAACCCTGCCATCTATGACGGCACTACGCTGTTTAACGAAGGTCACAAGAACCTCATCGCCACTGGTGCGGCTCCTTCCCAGACCTCTATCCAGGACATCATCCTCTTGGCACAGGGCCAGACCGACCCCTTCGGTGACCCCATCTACGAAGTGCCCAAGTACCTCATCGTGCCTATGGGTTACGAGTTCGTGCTTGCCACCATCTTCAAGAGCGCACAGGTTGTCGGTTCTTCCAACAACGACATCAACCCCCTGTACAACTATCCTCTGCAGGTTATCCAGTCTCCTTGGATTAACACCCTCTCCGGCGAGAATGCGAAGCCTTGGTTTATGGTCGCAGACCCTGCTACCTCCAAGAGCATTCAGGTCGACTACCTCAACGGACAGGAGACTCCTACCTTCCGCAGAAGCGAGGTCGCAGGTCAGCTTGGCTTCGTCTGGGATATCTGGCTCGACTGGGGTATCACCGCTGTCGACTACAGAGGCATCTACAAGAACCCCGGCGTGGTTTAATCACCGCGCCGCATAAAACATAAGGAGGTAAAACCTAATGGCTAATTACATTCAGAAGGGCAACACCATCGACTACATCAACACTGGAAATGCCAAAATCAACGCTGGCGATGTAGTTGTTATCGGCACCAGAATCGGTGTGGCCGGCTGTGACATCGCTGTCGGCGCTGTCGGCGCTGTTGCGCTCACTGGCGTGTTCGAGTTCGACAAGGCTTCCGGCGCTATCGCCGTAGGTCAGGGCGTGTACTGGGATGCCGAGAACAAGCAGATCACCACGACCGCATCCGGCAACGCACCTGCTGGCTTCTGCATCGCGGCTGTTCAGTCCGGCGATGCGACCGTCAGAGTGTGCCTCACCGAGGCTCGTCAGGCCGCAAACTGCGCAAAGGCGGCAGGCACTGCTCCCACCAAGGCAGAGTTCGATGCCGTCATCGATGCGCTCGTAGCGGCCGGTCTCATGGCGGCGGCAGAGTAACAGGAGGTATCGGACATGGCGAAGCTCAAAGCGGCTCGAAGCATCCTTTATCTGAACCGTGTTTACGAGGCAGGCGAGGAACTCCCCTATTATGACGCCGCCACGGTCAAGGCGTGGATTGAGTGCAAGTCTGCTTATTGGGAAGCAGAGGAATCCGACCGCGCCAAAGCCGCATCCGCTGACACCACACTCGGCGATGCGGCAGAAGCCAAGGTGAAGAAGGCTTCGCAGACCACCAAGACCACCAAGAAGAAGGCAAGCACGAAGTGAGTGCCTTCAAGAACCTCATAGCATCCGACCTCGGAACGGTGTGGTTCAGCGACCTCGAAGAGTTCTGGGAGACGCATACTATCAATGATGTTGAGATGCGGATGGTCGTTGATAATGACGAACTCATCCGCAGAACTGCGAAGCGTGTCTATACGGCAAGCGACAGCGGTTTGTATGCCGGACACAAACTCATCATGGTTCGAGCGTCCGAGTATGGTGCTAAACCCGCAGTCGGCAACCAGATTATTTTCGACAGTCGGAGGTATAAGGTTGTTGATGTTGATTCGCAGTCTGGCTTGTATGTGATAGAACTGGAGGCGTTTAGGTCATGATTGTATTCACTGTGGATGATAACGGCTTGGTGCAGACCATTGCTGACCAACTCGGAGAATACCGTGACAAAGCACCCACAGTTCTGAAACAGGCATTGAACGCAACCGCAAAGGATGCGAGAACAATGCTTGCCGACCAAGCGAAGGAAATCTATGTCATCAAAAAGAGCAAGTTCAACAAAGCAATGACAATCAAAAACGCCTCCGCTCGAAAGTTGGAGGCGTTGATTGTTACTGCAGGTGCGCCGCTTGAGTTGATAGACTTCAAATCAAACCCAAAAAGTCCGACCACAGGAGCCGCAAGACCAGATGTTGCGACAGGCAAAGTCCTCGTCAAAAGCAGTATGAAGCGTCTCGAAATGGGGAACTTGAAGGCGTTTGTCGCAAAATTCAAAAGCGGTCATGTATCCATCGTTCAGCGAAGAGGCCCAGAGCGACTGCCTGTGAAAAAGCTTCTCTCTCCTTCCATCCCCAAGATGATAGGTAATGAGAAGCAAGTCTATGGAGAAGTTGAGCCGAAAATCGCTGACCTCTTGGATGCCAACATCAGAAAATACATCAAAAAGACGGTGGAGGTGAAGCAGAAATGACATTTGACGCAGGTACATATATCGACCTTGAGGAGCGTCTTGCGGAGGAGTTCGAGAGCCTGTTCGAAGAGCGAACCTTCATGAACAGCATCGGACACAGCGTCAAGATAAAGTCCTTCGTCCACTCTCTCCCTGTTAAACAGGGTAATGACGAGAGCCTGCTCGATGAGGATTTGCCAGAGCCTTATATCGTCTCGGAGATTACTGGTGGCAAAAAGGCAACAGAGGATGACGCTCACATCCTTACGGTTGCTGTCGTGATTTGCGTGTGCGATGATAACACGGCACGGCACGGACACCAAGATATCCTCGGCATTATCCACAGAATTGTGGAGCGGTTCGGGAAAGACCCAGTCCTCGCAGGGCGGTTCGTTATGCGCCACCCTCTGGACTGGTCTCTCTCGGACGAGGACACCTATCCCTATTATTATGGCGGACTTTTGATGCAGTTCGAAGTTCCTGCCATCGAAAAGGAGGACGAACTGGCATGAGTTCTAAAAACAAAAAGGCCGCCAAGTCCACCATCAAGGTTTACTGCGGCCCAACGATTCCCAATGTGTGCAATCGTTATTCTATGTTCAGCGTTGTTCCAGAGGCGTTGGATAACAAGGCAAAGGAAGTGCCGCTCATCAACAACCTCATTCTCCCCATCACGAAACTGCGTGATGCGCGGATACAGATTGAGGGGAAGAGCGGCCCTTATTATGCTATCTATCTGGAAATCAAGAAATCACTTTAACAAGGAGGTAAAAGTATATGCCTTATAAACATGGCGTCTATGTTTCCGAGCAGGAAACGAGTTTGACCGCACCTATTTCTGGCACTGCCGGACTGCAGGTCATCTTCGGAACTGCCCCGGTAAACCTCGTGGATAACCCTGCAGGGGCGGTCAATGTACCGAAGCTGTGCTACTCCTACAAGGAGGCGTGTGCAGCTGTCGGCTACTCCGATGATTGGGAGAAATACACTCTTTGCCAGAGCATTTACACTTGCTTCAATGTGCAGAATGTCGCTCCCATTATCCTCGTGAATGTTCTCGACCCTGCTACCCACAAGACCGCTCTCACTGCGGAGACCGCAACCGTCTCCGACCATCAGGCCACCTTCGAGGCTCTTGGCATCATCAAGAGCAGTGTTGTTTTGAAGCTGAACGAATCGTCCTCTGACCCTCTCGTTCTGGACACCGACTACACTCTCGCCTTTGACGCTGACGGCCGCCTTGTGGCTACCGTTCTGGACGGTGGCAGTGCTTACAGTGCAACCACCCTTCATCTTGCCAGCGGTAATGTCCTCGACCCGACTGCGGTTGACTACGAGGATATTATTGGCGTTGCGAACGGCAACACCGAAACTGGTCTGCAGCTTATCCGTCAGATTTATCCTATGTTCGGAATGACCCCCGGCTTGCTCGTTGCTCCCGGCTGGTCTCACTATCCGAGCGTGGCGGCCGCTATGCAGGCAAAGTGTACCGAAATCAACGGTTGTTTCACCTGTGA